ATGACGACCACGCGCCTTCACACTCTCGACGGCCCCCCGACGCTGCCGGCGTCTCCGTCGAGTGCCCCCAGCGGGAGCGCGGCACCGCAGACCCGAAGCGGCCGCCGCGCTCCCGCACCCATCCGGCACCTCGCACGCCTCACCGTGCTCGCGCTCGCCTTCGCCGGCATCCACGCCGCCGCAAGCCACACCCTCGCCGCCATCACCGTCGCGGCCGTCCTGTTCGCCGTCCTGCTCCTCACACCGTCCCGGAGGTAACCCACCGTGCGCAGCCACCCCACACTCCGCCGCATCCGCCCCGCCAACATCGCAGCGTTCCTCGCCGGCGTCGCCGTCGTCGTCGCGATCCACGTCGGCGGTCTGCAGCCGATCCTCGACTACCTCGTCCAGGCCGCCATGCACACGCGGGTGATCTTCCTCGTCATCGTCGCGGCCCTCCTCGGTATCGTCGGGCTTGGCTCCGCGATCCTCGCCCTCCGCCACCTCGAGCGCCACGCAGTCCGATGAGCGACGAGCCACGCACCGTGGTCGTCCCGTTCCGCTGGACCGGGCACGGCATCGACATCCGCGCCGTCCTCACCGACGGCGACAGCGAGCCCCGCTTCGTCGGCCCCGACATCTATACCGCGCTCGAGCTCATCGACGACAACCGCGACCTCCTCACCGTCGCCGAGGTCGTCGCCCTTGTCAACAGATTCCCGAACGAGCAGCGACTCGAGTTCCTTGTCTGGTTCGACGAGATCCGCCAAGAGCTCGTCGACGGCGTCTTCTACGCGATCGTCACCCGCACACCCTTTGGCCGCGGCCCCGTCGACGACGGCCACCACTCCATCAGCGAAGCGGCCGACATCCTCTCCCGCGACCCCGTCATCCGCGTCAGCCGCGACGAACTCTTCCGCGACCTGCTCCGCGACTACGGCTGGACCATGCGGGAACCCATCACCGGCGCCTGGATCCCCACCGACCGCGCCACTAACGCCGGCTGGCTCGCCCGCGACCAAACTCGCGGCCGCACCGACCGCATCGCCTACCCGCAGGTCCGCGTCACCCGCGCCGGCCTCGAAGAGCTCCACCGCCGCCTCGGCGGCATCGCCGCGCTCCACGTCGACGACCACCACCCGCAACTGATCGAGCCGACAGCATGACCCGCGACCGCTACACGATCGTCGTCGTCGACCAAACGGCCGGCGCCACCTTCACCCTCACCCGCACACCGATCGGCACGACCATCGACGGCACCCGCCAGGACGGCCACGCCATGCCCGGCAGCGAGGCCCTCGCGATCCTCCACGACATCACCGTCGACCAGCAGCTGCAGTCGATGGAGGCCAGCCTGTGATCCACGTCGAGCCCCTCACCCAGGCGACGTCGACGACGCTCACGTGCGACTTCTGCACGAACACCGTCCAGCACGTCGCTGGCACCGAGTCGCCCTCCATGGTCGAGTACTTCTCCCGCCTCGGCTGGATCGTCCGCAACGACCCCGACGCAGCCTTCGTCGTGATCTGCAACCGCTGCCGACCGCTCCTCGAGGACCTCACCATCGCCCTGGACAGTGCCCTCCCGCGCGCGATCGCGGACCGATCGAAGGCGAGCAGCTGATGCCGTTCGAGACGTTCCAGAAGCCGGCCCGCCGCATGGGTCGCCCGCCGACGAACCCACAGGTCGCACTGCCGGGCGATCACGACGCGATGACCGAGACGCAGAAACGCACCCACTACTCGCGCGGGTGCCGCCACGACGTCTGCCGTGCCGCCGCCAGCGCGTACAACAAGGCTCTCGCCGCCCGCAAGAAGGCGAACGCCACCGGAGCGGCCTCTGACGCGGCAGAGCCCGCCGTGCTCACGCAGGCTGAGCGGGAACAGCGTCTGCCCGCTCTGGGCGCCACACGCCGCATCCAGGCCCTCATGCGTGCCGGCCACTCACCGGTGCAGATCGCCCGCCGCTCTCAGGTCGGCGTCGATGCCGCCTGGTGGCTCGCGCTCGGCCAGGTCGACGACGTCGCGAAGGTCACCCACACCCGCATCGACCAGGCCTTCCACACAATGCGCACATCCCTGCCTGAGCCGATGGCGAAGACCCGCGCCGACGGCGACCGCATCACGGCCATGTCCCGCGGCTTCGCGATTCAGCAGGGCTGGGCTGGCCCTTTCGACTGGCGCGACATCGACCGCGACGAACGACCCCAGCACACCCCGAGCACGCGCCGTAGGACGGCCACGGAGGCCACCGCATGACCTACTTCCTCGTTGACGACGAGATCTCCTTCCACCCCAAAGCGCTCGCGGCCGGCAACGCTGCCATGGGCCTATGGGCGCGCGCGGGCGCATGGTCCAAGAAGTACGTCACCGGCGGGCTCATCCGCGACGACGTCGCCCTGAGCATGGGCACCAAGGCGGAGTGCGAACGCCTCGTCGCCGCCGGCCTCTGGGTGAAAGTCAAGGACGGCTACCGCTTCCACGACTGGGAGGACATTCCCGGGAACCTCGACGCCGACGGGGAAAAGAAACGCCGCGATTCCGCTCGTGAGCAAGCCCGCGTCCGCAAGCAACGACAACGCTCTCGCCAGACTCCCGGTCACGCCGACAGTCACGCAGAAGGTCACGCCGTGACAGACACCGTGACACGTCACGAAGTCACGGCGGGAGTCACGCCCCCTGTCACGCCCCAGTCACGCACACCCTCAGTCCACAGTCCTGTTAACAAGACTTCTTCTGTCCGTCCAGTACCCGAACGCGCGGAAAACGACGGACGGACGGATGATGCCGACGCCGATCAGAGCATGCGCGCATCCGTCGCCGGCCTCGGCGTCGACTACGACAAAACCGCCGCCGCCATCGGCAAAGCCTGCGGCCGCATCGCATCCCCATCCGACGTCGCCCGCATCGTCTCCACGATTCTCGACCGCGCCACCACCACACCCCGATCACCCACCGGCTTTGTCGTCACCGCCATCCAGAACGACTGGCCCGAGTTCCAAAAACTCATCGACACCGCCGAGGAGGCAGCATGACCACCCCACCCCAACAAGCCATCTGGGACGCGATCATCGACATCGTCGCCGAACACGCAGACGGCCAGTGCGACCACGACTCCAACGTCTGCCCGACGATGCTCACCGCATCCGAAGCGCTCGCAGCCGGCATCGACGCCCGCACCCCCGACGAGCAAGTCGACACCGTCCGCTGGCTGATCCGCCAGCTGCACTCCACGAACCTCACGAACTCGATCACCGAGTCCCAAGACCACGGCCACGCCGTCGCCGTCAGCAGCGCCTTCAACATCGCCGAAAGCGGCGGACTCATCGCCGGCATGCTCTACATCGCCGACGCATCCGGCAACCCCCGCCTCGGAGACGCCGCCGAGCTCATCATGCGCGCCCTGGGCACCACCGGCAGCGTCCGCACCGCAGCCGCCATCCTCCCCGCCCTCGTCAGCGCCCTCCGCCACCGCCGCCAGCAAATGGCCGCCCCCGTCCGGAGCAGTCGATGACCGCCCTGCCCGCATCGATCGACGCCGCCGAGTACGCCAAGCTCCGCGCCGACCAGATGACCGAGAAGCAACTCCAGGACGTCGTCACCCGCCTCGCCGGCACCCTCGGCTGGCGCTGCTACCACACCCACGACTCCCGCCGCAGCCAACCCGGCTTCCCCGACCTCGTCCTCGTCCACCCCCGCCTGCGGCTGACCCTCTGGCGCGAGCTCAAGACCCAGAGAGGCAAGACCAGCCCCGCCCAAGACGGCTGGATCCGCGACCTCACCGCCGCCGGCCAGGACGCCGCCGTCTGGCGACCCATCGACTACTTCACCGGCCGCATCGAAACCCAACTCCGAGGCCAAGCATGACTGGGACGGCGCTCGCCGCAGCGGTCCTGGCCGAGCGTGCCCGGTGGGAGCGGAATCTCGAAGCGGAACGGGTGACGCACTCGCGCGAGACGCTCCCGGAGCTTGTTGCCCGCCTCGAGGCCGCCGAGCGCCCTCGGCCGGCCCGTCCGCGCGTCTCGCTGGCGCCGCTCGGCGATGCAGTGATCCAGCAGCTGTGCGACGACGTCGCCGCCCTCGACCCGTGGACCGGCCATGCGTGACCCGAAGCCGGCACCTGCCGCGCATGAACCGTCGTGGACGGTCGCGCAGATCCTCGACTTCGCCCGCACCCACCCGCGCCTCGGCATCAAGAACGACCGCGAGATCCGCGCTCAGCTGCACGTCTCCCGCACCCGCTACGCGCAGATCCTCCTCGTTCTGACCGACCCGAAGCAGGGCTACCTCAAGGTCGCCCTGCAAACCGACCCGATCACGACCCGACGCATCATCGACCACCTCGCCACCCGCCAGGGCGCCCGCGCCCGCCACACGAAGTAAGGAACCCGTCCCATGCCCGCAACGACAGCCACCCCCACCGTCGTCACCCTCAACCCCGCCGACATCCGCGTCGACGCCAACATCCGCCGCCACGTGAAACCCGACCGCAGCTTCTGGGCCTCCGTCAAGCAAGACGGCGTCGTCGTCCCGGTGATCGTCGAGAAGACCGACGACGGCTACCGCCTCATCGACGGACAACGCCGCACCCTCGCCGCCACCGACGCGAAACTCGACGCGATCCCCGCCGTCGTCATCGACCCCCTCGCCGACGACGCCGGCCGCATCATCCGCCAACTCGTCGTCAACGAACACCGCGAGCAGCTCACCGACGCCGACCGCACCGCCGCCTTCCAAACCCTCTTCGACCTCAATGTCTCCGCCGACCAAATCGCCCGCAAGACCAAAACCCCAAAGGCTCGCGTCGAGACCGCCCTCAAGGTCGCCGCCTCCACCCACGCGGCCGCCGCGATCGAGAAGAACGTCCCCCTCGACCTCGCCGCCGAGATCCTCGAGTTCGACGACGACCCCGACATCGCCACAGAACTCGCCGACCTTGCCGCCACGGACCCCGGCCGCTTCGCCCACACCATCCAGCGTCGACGTGAGGAACGCGAAGAACGCGAAGTCATTGCCGCGGCGCTCGCCGAGCTCTTGAAGGCCGGCACCCGCGTCATCGAGTCGTTCTCTCGCTGGGACCACAAGGGGCCGGAGAAGTACCTCGACGATCTCGCCGAGACCTCCGAGGATGCCGCGGGCTACAAGCGCTTCGACCCGGTGACGCACGAGTCGTGCCCGGGCCACGCCGTGGCGATCACCGTCGGTTACGACTGGTCGAACGGCGACCGCACAACCAAGGCGGTTCTCAACCCGGTCTGCACCGACTGGAAAGCGAACGGCCACTTCATCCGCGGCCGCGCCAAAGCTGCCGCCGGCGGCGCAATCGACGAGGACGAGAAGGCCCGCCGCAAGCTGGCGCGGGAGAACAACAAGGCCTGGTCGACCGCGACCGTCGTCCGCATCGAGTTCGTCAAGAACCTCCTCGCCGAGAAGGAACCGCCCGCCGCCTGGGAGGGTTTCGTCGCGCACTTCCTGGCGCGCGGGGGAGTGGAGGACTACCGCATCCGCAGCACCACCGAGCAGCTCCTCGACATCCGCTCCGACTGGGTGAAGTGGCTGAAGGAAAACCCGACCCGCGCCGCCCACATGTGCCTCGCGCACGCGATCGCCGCGATTGAAGGCCAGTACGAGTACGCCAAGAAGGGCTGGGACCACTCACTCACCCCGAACTACCTCGCCTGGCTGTCCGGCTGGGGCTACACCCTCTCCGACGTCGAAGAGACCGCCAAGAACGCGAAGGCGAAGAAATGACCGCCTCCGCCGCCACCGGCCTCGCCGTGTCAATCTTCCGCGGCGACCTCGCCACGCTGCGCCCGACCTACACGAACGAGGCCGACCTACAGCGCGCGATCGCCGACCACCTCACCAACCGCGGCTACACCGTCCAAAGGGAAGTCGAACTCAGCGGCGCCGACCGCATCGACATTTACCTCCCCGTGCTGCGCTTCGGCATCGAAGTGAAGATCAACGGCAACCTCTCCCAGGTGCAGCGACAGCTGACCCGCTACGCCGCCTCACCCGCGATCGACGCCCTCATCCTCGTCACCACCCGCGCACGCCACTCCCGCCTCCCACACACCATCAACGACGTCCCCGTCGCCGTGCACTCACTCATCGTGGCCGGCCTATGACCCGCACCTACGGCACCTACACCCTCGGCCACACCGAACCGACCGCCATGACCCCCGGCCGGCCCACCTGGTACCTCACCCTCGAACCCGACGTCCGCATGCGCGCCCGCCGCATCTTCGGCCGCATCGGACACACCCGCACCGAGCAAGTCACCATGACCCACACACCCGAGGTCTGCACAGACCTCACCTGGTTCATGGACCGCTACCCCCTCACCCCCGAACGACCCGAAGACGCCACGGCGCTCGCCGAGGGCGCGGCCGCGCATGCTCGAGCTCGTGAGGCGGTCGAGCAGCTCCGTGCTGGCGGCCCGGTGGCGCTGCAGCTTGAGCACGAACCGGCGAAGACACCGCGCGAGTACCAGCTCGCCGCCGTGCAGCTGCTGCGCGCCACGCGGCGCCTCATCCTCACCGACGAGGTCGGCCTGGGGAAGACGTTCACCGGACTGCTCGCCGTCAACCACGCCGACGCGCGCCCCGCGCTCGTTGTCCCGCCGACGCATCTTCCGCCGCGCTGGGTGACGGAGCTCGAAGAGGCCTTCCCGACGTTCACCTACGACGTCGCGAAGAAGACCGCATTCCCGCCGAAATACGCCGTCGAGGACCTCCCCGACGTGCTCATCGTCCCGTACTCGAAGCTCGAAGGGTGGGCGTACCACCTCGCCGGCCGGATCCGCACGGTCATCTTCGACGAGGTGCAGGACCTCCGCCGCGGCACCGTCACCGTCAAAGGCTCCGCCGCCGCACGCATCACACAGACCGCCGACTACGTCCTCGGCCTCACCGCCACCCCCGTGCACAACTACGGCGGCGAGATCTGGAACCTGTACGACATCCTCGCCCCCGACGTCCTCGGCACCCGTGAAGAGTTCAACCGCGAGTGGGTGTCCACCTACGTCTCTCAGAACGCTGTCGTCGGCGATCCCGCAGCGCTCGGCGCACACCTCCGCGAACAAGGCCTCATGCTCGGCCGCACCCGCAAAGACGTCGGCCGCGAGCTCCCGAAGACCGTCAAGGTCCCCATGGTCGTCGACTCCGACCACAAGGCACTCGCTGATGTCGCCGAGTCCGTCCGAGCTCTCGCCGAGCGGATCTTGTCCGACACAACCTCGAACCAGGAGAAGTGGCAGGCCGGCGGGGAGATCGACTGGCAGTTGCGCCGCGCCACCGGCGTTGATAAGGCCCCGCACGTCGCTGACGTCGTTCGCATGCTCCTCGATTCGGAAGAGCGCGTCGTCCTGTTCGGCTGGCACCGAGACGTCTACGAGATCTGGCTCGACCGCCTCGCCGACTTCAACCCCCGCCTCTACACCGGCACAGAATCGCCGAAGCAGAAGCAGGCCGCTATCGACGCGTTCACAGAGGAACTCACCCAGGAGCGCGACGACCAGTGCCGCATCCTCATCATGTCGCTCCGCTCCGGCGCCGGCGTCGACGGCCTCCAGAAAGTCTGCCGCGTCGCCGTGTTCGGCGAACTCGACTGGTCACCCCAAGTGCACGAGCAAGCAATCGGCCGGCTCCGCCGCGACGGCATGGGCGACGACCCGCCCGTCGCCTACTTCCTCCACTCCACAGAAGGCTCCGACCCGGCACTCCTCGAGGTGCTGCAGGTGAAGCGGCAGCAGGCCGAGCCGATCGTCTCACCCGACGGGAAGCTGCTCGGCAACGCCACCATCGACACCGGTCGCGCACGACGTCTCGCCGAAACCATCCTCGGCACCGCCCCACGGAAGGCGGTGGCCTAGATCGTGCCCTCCTCGCAACGGCCCAACGTAAACGTGCTCCTGCCTTCGAGATCGACACCCTCGCGCGTTGCCGCTCGATACGCCATGTCCTCCCGCCAGCCATGCATCATCTCGAACTCGGTCTCATCTAAAGCCGCTCGCGCGCTGCCCCAAACCTTCACGATGAGCCCCGGAGATGAATCCGGCACCAACTTCACGAACGCGGATTTCGGCGTCAACGACCAATCGAGGTCACGCCCCTTCATCGATAATCCGGACAAGCGATCAGCGAAGGACCCTGCAACAGGGCCGGTCAAGCCGAACTCGTACACAACCTCGGTCCACCAAGCCATCTCGGAACCGTACTCAACGACGCCCGCCGCCCGTTGCGCTGAAGTGGTTCACGCCAAAGTCGCGTGTTGCTCCCTCGGTCCTCCCGTCTCACTTTCCCAACGCACAGTGATCGGCATTGTCGAAGGGGAGGAAAAGCTCTTGCTCCAGATCACGACGATGGTTTCTCCGAACCGCACCGTGGCTGGCAACTTCTTGCTCACGATCTGGATCGCGTTTTTCTGCTCGGCCTCAACGGTCACGCCCTGCAGATCCCGCCCGCTTTCGTTTATGACATGCCAAGCGCTCTCGCTCGCGGAAGCAATGCCCCAAGCGGGGCGGTCCAACTGTCGTTCTAGCGCTTCCGCCTGCCTCTCGGCGGCGGAGACAGCGCGCTGCTGGAACTCGTCCGCCCGCAGGGCAGCTGCGTCTGCATTCTCGCGAGACCGCTTCGCCGAGGCCGCCTGGGACCACGCGGCCCAAGCCGCGACGCCCGTGACCACCAGCAGACCCGCCTGGAGCGCAAACATCAACCAATCAGACATACCCGAACTCTACTCATCGGCACTCGCCGCATGACACGGATCAGCTTCGACCCCGACTGCAGGGTCTGCGAGAACGCCAGCCCCATGACGCCCCACCACGACCCATCACCGCACTGCCAGTCCGGCTCCCGCCCTCACTGCACCTGCGACACCTGCTACTAGGAGACGACCACCATGACCCGCACAACGCCACATACCACCACCCGCCGTGCGGAGACGACGACGGCGCTCGCCGAGGTGGTGCGCTGATGCTGAAGGGCTATCCGAAGCATGTGGTGGCATCGACGGCGGGGGAGTGCTCGAGCTCGGGGTGTGCGCGTCCGCCGGTTCCGGGGTCGGATCTATGTCCGCCGCATGTGGACGAGCTCGGGAAGCTGCTGGGGGAGTTGTCAAGGATGCTCGGCCCGCTGCGGTCGTCGACGCTGCGAGTGACAGATCACCGCTCGTACGCAGCCCGCCCGTCGGGATCCCCGTCGGCGCCTCGCGATGTGTCGTCATCGTGGAACCCGGCAGCCTCCCCGGTCGCGTCGCAGGTTGACGACTGGGCCGGCTATCTGACCCGCACGGTCCTCACAGAGCGTCCCGTGCCGGCAGGACGATCCCATGGAGTGCGCGAGGGAGACTCGGCGGCGTTGCAGCTGCAGGTCATCGCCCGTCATCACAGTGGCTGGCTTGGTCGGTACCCGTTCCTCGGCCCCGACCTGCTGTCGTCGTCTCGGGATCTGCTGCGCCGCGTCCATTCCGCCATGTCAACGACACCGGTGCGCCGCGTCCTCCTCGAGCACGACGGGCATCCGATCCGATGCCGCGACGTCGTCCTCGAGACAGACCTCGGCCCGGTCCTGTGCGAGTCGCCGCTCGCGGCCGTGATCTCCAACGAGGATCACCGCACGCCGTCGCGGATCCTCTGCACGGCCGACCGCGACCACACCTCGTATGCCCCGCACCAGTGGGACGAGCTGATCTCCGCCTGGACGAGAACGGCATGACCGATGAGCACCGATACCTCAACGCGGCCGCGGCCGCCCTGATCCTCGGCGTGTCCGTGAAGACCGCCCGCAACCTCGCCGCCGCTGAAGGGTGGCGCCACGACCAGGGCCGCCCCCGCCGCTGGCACATCGACGACATCCGACGCACCCGCACCCACCGAAAGGACACCCCCTGATGCCCACCACCCAGACCTTCACCGAGACGCTCGTCGTCCTGCACTGCTGGAAGTGCCGATGCGCTTTCGGCATCACCCGGGATCACTACGACCGTGCGCAGGCCAGCAGCGACGTGAACTTCTACTGCCCGAACGGACACAGCGCCGTGTTCAAGCAAACCCGCGAGCAGGAACTCGAGACCCAGCTCGCACGCGAGAAGCGCCTCCGCGGCTACACCGAGTCGTCCCTCACCCACACCCGCGACCAGCTGCAAGCTACCGAACGCAGCCTCCGCGGCCACAAGGCGGCGAAGACACGCATCAAGAACCGCATCGCCGCCGGCGTCTGCCCCTGCTGCAACCGCACCTTCCAGAACCTCGCCCGACACATGGCAGGCCAGCACCCCCACTTCTCCAGCACAGAGGAAACACCATGAGGACCACCGGAGACCCGGCCGACCCGTTCGAGCAGCTGCTCCGAACTGCGATCCGCGACGGGAAACTCACCCCCGCCGAAGCCGACGAGGTGTTCAGGAAGACCCGCACCGCACATACCCCGATCCAGCACCGCGCCGCCAGCAACAACATGATCACCGAGCGGGTCGGCTACGGCATCGGCGCCCTCTTCGCCGTCGTCATCGCAGGAGGCCTACTCACACTCATCCTCATGCTCACCGCAACCGCCGCGACCACCCTCTGGCGCATCATCACAGGAACCTAACCCCATGACCACCCACCCCCGCACTCGAACCCACTACCCCCGCATGAAAACCCGCGGCGGAAAACGACGCCACCACCGCAGACAGACCCAACAGCGCCAACTCTTGATGCACTTCATCGCGCTCGGCAACGCCATCGTCGAAGCACGCAACGCCGTCCACTTCATCGCCATGACGGCCGCAACCACAGCAGCCACCACCATGACGGCGCTCGCCGAGGCCGACCGCAAATCACATGATTCGCGCACAGAGGAGGCCGACCGTGGCTGATGGCAACGTGACGCGCATCCACCCAGCGCCGAGCATCCCGAACCCTCTCATGCACAACCCGTGGGCGGCGCTGACGGATGAGCAGATCGAGGAGCAGATATTCGCCGCGAAAGTGCGGATCGACGCGGCGGAGCACACCGTCCGATCGCTTGAGCGTGAAGCGATGCGCCGCAACCCGGCGAAGCGGTTGGTTCGCGACGCTGGTGGGCGTTCCGCCGACCAGGTAGGAGCGTTCCACCGACCGGCTGATTCAGAGACAGGAGACGACCGGTGAACCGGCCAACGATCAGTGAGAACGTGCCGACGTGCGTCGAGTGCGGCGTCGAGCGACCGAAGCAGGCCAAGGATTACAACCCGATGCAGGCCATTATCGGGGCCGAGCTGGGCTGGTACTCCGGCTCTGACGGCGAACTCTGCGGGCCGTGCCTCAGCGCGCTCATGAGAATGGCGAACGGTCGATGAGAGTGTCGCCCGATTCAGGGGACGCGGAACGATGAAGCGCGTGAACCCCGCGGCTCAGCACCAGCCTGATAGCTACGAGCCCGCGAGCCTCGACGTCGCGTGGACCGAGTATCGCGACGCGAACCCAGCACGGAACAATCCCGACGGGTTCGCTGCATTCCGAGCGGGCTACCGCCGTGGGATATCACAGGGCGCTCTGCTCGCCAGTTCGATAGTCGTGCACGCATCGTCCCATTCAGACACCACGACCTCATGAACGCCCTCGCCCTCCACGTCACCGAAGACCTCAACAAAACGATTACGGCGCTCGCCGAATCAACGACACGCCGCATCCAATGACGCCGAAACGCTGTCAATGCCGGGACGGTTGTCGCATAACGTCGGGCGTCCTGCGTCCGAAGTTCGAGCCTCGCACTGCGGGGCTTTTCCCGTTTCTGAGGGAACTCACTCGCCGCACGGCCCGGGTCATAGGGGTGGCTGGTCGCGCGGTCCGGTCTGATCCTCCGGGCATTCGATGCAGAGCGGATCCTTCGCGCGCCGGCGGTCGGGGCTTCCTGCTCGGACCGCCGGCGCACTCAGACAGCCCGCCGCCGCTCTTCACACCATCCTGACTGCGAGCCCGAGCGGCGGGCACCCCTCAACGCAGGACTACCCGCTATCGCCCGGATCAAGGCAGACTGGACCGATGACCGAAGCTCAGGGAACAACCGAAACCGCTGCCAAGAAGCCTTGGTACAAGAAGCTGTGGATCTGGGGCATCGTCCTCGCTGTCCTCGTCGTGGGCGGCATCGGCAATCTCGCGACCGGTGACGAGCGCGAAGCCGCGCAGATCAATGCCACCCCGACGCCGGCAGCCACCGAGCCGCCGGAACCCACCGAGCCGACCGAGGCCGCTGAGGAGCCAGTGCCCGAGCCTGAACCCACGGTCGACGAGGATGCCCGCAGCGCCGCCTTCGAGCAGGCCATCAGGGATGCGTTCGGCGGCCAGGAGTACTCCGAGGTCTTCGCCTCCGACCCGACGCTCTGGTACGGCTGGATCTCAGGCGTCCGCACCCAAGGATCGAACGGGTATGTGACGCTCCAGGTCGGGTCCGGCTCACCGGACCGTGACGACCTGGGCGAACGAGCTGCAGACGCACTGCCCCGCCTGCTCCCCGCCGAGGCGACTGCCGACATCGACTGGATCATCGTCGAGGACGCCTCCGGCGTCGTGATCGCACAATCGCGCACCCATTAACCCGACTCGACTGACCTGAAGCCCTCGGCATGCCGCCGGGGGCTTCGTCATTCCCGGAGGTGTCGCCGTGAGCAACCGCTCCATCCGCGACGGCAAGGGCAAGGCTGCTTACAAGCGGAAGCGGAAACGCCTCCTGGCCAGAGTCCGCGATGAGGGCCTCGTCTGCCACATTTGCGGGGGCGACATCGATGTGACGCTTGATCGACGCGATCCGATGAGCTTTACCGCAGACCACATCGAGCCGCTTGCGAACGGCGGCGACCTCGTCCGCAACGAGATCCGCCCGGCGCACCTGAGGTGCAATGCACGTCGCGGCACCGCGGCGGACGTCGCGATTGAAGCTTGGGGAGCCTCCTGATGAGCCCCACAGAGACCACCGAAGGAGCACAAATGAAGGTCAGCGCCCGCGTCGACGTCGTCATCGCCGACGAGACTCCCATCCAGCCGCCACCGACCCGCGTCATCGTGATCGCCCCCACCAAAGAAGCCGGCCAAGACGCGGTCTCCAACATGACCGACGCCGTCGAGGTCGTCGCGATCGTCACGCCCCGCTCCCCGCATGCCGCACGCGGCACCCTCGCGGACGAGATCATCGAGGTCGAGGGACTCACCGACGAACAACTCGAAGCACTGCGCGACGAGGCCGCACCCGCCCTCGCTACCACCCAGGAGAAGTAGCCATGGCCACCACCGTCGGAACCATCGACACCGCGGTTCTCCTCAAGGTGGGCGACAGCACGCCCATCGAGGTCGCAACCATCACCCCAACCATCCGCGCAACCTGCACAGGCGCCACCGTGCACGTCAACACGCCCAAGTGGCGCCGCACACTCGCCCTCACCTTCCTCCGCCTCGCCTGGCACCTCTTCACCAGCCGACGCTGACCCCCACCGCCCGGGCCCGCCATAAAATCCAGCGACGCCCGGCCGCTGGCCACCTCCCGCGCGGCGTGTCCGCATTTCTCCCCGCACTTTTTGGTCTCCGACACGAAGTGCGCTCTCACACCAGTTCGGAGGCGCCGAATGCCGCAACGCAAAGCGCCCTGCGGCACCTACAGCGCCTACAAAAGGCACCTCCGGAACAAGGAGAAGGTGGACGCGAAGTGCCGCGCCGCCCAGCGCAAACACGATGGCACTCGCTCCACCTCAGCGACCGCCAGAGCGGCCCGCGCAGCGAAGCCAAAGACGCCGGCAACGCCGCCTGCGACTATCGAACTTCCCGCACCGGCTCCGAGCACCGCCCGCACGGAAGTGGTGTCACGACTCGACGTGCTCAAGGAGCTGCTCGAGCAACAGAGACTGCTGCTACCCACCCTCCGTCAAGAAGAGCCGGCCCGCGCGTACCTGCTGATGCGGGAGCAGCGCGAGACACTCCGCGAGATCGACGAGATCCAGAACGCCGGCGCGTCGAAGGGGGCCACCCTTGCCGACCAACTCGCCGAAGCCCGAGCAGCTCGAGCTGCGCGGGCGGCAGGAGCCTAGGCTCTACACGCTCCCACCCCGCGCCGGCACCCTCGCCGACGACGCACTCGATCTCTGGACAGTCGCCGGCCGCGAGCTCGACCCGTGGCAGGAGCTTTCCCTCGACGGGATCTTCTCCGTCGACCACGCCGGCTTCTGGACCTGCACTGAGTGGGGTGAGCTGGTCGCACGCCAGAACGGCAAGGGCGACATCATCACTGCCTACTGTCTCGCCAAGCTGTTCCTTTGGCCCAAGCCTGACGGAACACCGCGAACCATCGTCTACACCGCCCACCAGTTCAAGACGGCGCGCGAGATGTTCCGACGCATGCGGTTCATCATTGAAAGCGCGCCGCTCCTCATGGCCGAGCTGCGCGGCGGGGCCCGCGGCATCACTACCGCCCACGGCGAGGAAGGCTTCGAGCTCAGCAACGGCAACCGGCTCCTGTACCTCGCCCGATCACGAAACAGCGGCGTCGGATTCACCGTCGACGACCTAGTAGTCGACGAAGCACAGGAAGCATCCGTCTCAGCGATGGACGCCCTGCTGCCGACGATGTCGTCCGTCGAGAACACCCAGGTCCTGTTCTTCGGCACCGTGCCAGACGAGCTGAACGAAGCCGAGTACTGGGAAGGCGTCCGAGATCGCGGCCGTGCCGCAACCAGCCCCCGAACCGGATGGATCGAATTCAATCCCGATGGCTCCGACGACCCTGACACCGCGGACAAGATCGACATCTATGACGATGATGTCGCCGCCGCCGGCAACCCAGGCCTCGGGTACCGGCCTGGCCTGACGCTCGAGCAGATCACCGACGAACGCGGCGAACCCGGCATCGAAGGCCGAATGTCCAAGGAGTCCTTCCGCCGCCAGCGGCTCTCGATCTGGCCGAACCGACGCGCCGAGGTCAAATCCAAACTTTCCGAACTGGACCTCGACGTGTGGGACAGACACAAGTCCGAAGACGCCGGTGTAGCTGCCGAAGGCATGGTCCTGTCGCTGGCTCTCGGTCGAGGTGGCGGGTACGGAACGATCGGGAAAGCGATCCGCGTCGACGAGAGCATCGCCGTGGAGCATCATCGGACCGACCGCGGCACGCGCTGGATCGCCGACGAGCTTAAGGAGCTCAAGGAGGCGTACGGCAACCCGCTGCTGGTGCTCGACCCGAAGAACGCGGCCGCCGTAATCTCGTCACTCGATCGAGCCGGCGTGAAGTACCTCGCGATGAACCTCGACGAGATCGCCGCCGCCCACGCCCTGTTCGTCGAACACGTCAACGCGGGCCTGGTGCCGCACCGTCCACAGGATGAGGTTCGGAAGTCGCTCGAGTTCGCCACCACGCGGAACATTGGCCGCGCCGGCGTCACGTGGGAACAGTCCGATCCGACGAAGCCGGTCTCCATGGCGCAGGCCGTCACGTGGGCCCTGTGGGGGGTGCTGAAGTCCGAGGCATCCCCGAAGAAGCCACCGCCACCGCCACCGCCTCCCGCTGAGGTAATCGCTCGCGACGACGTCGCCCAATCCGAAACGAATCTGGCCTCCGCCAGCTTCTGACGAAGGAGGCCGCCTTGCCCGAGACCGGATACCAGGCGGCGCCGAACCTCCTCAGCTGGGGAACGCTGATCGCGGAAACGCACGAGCCGAACCCGGACCTGCAGTGGCCGAAGTCGATCGACGTGTTCGACCGGATGCGCCGCGAAGATCCGCAGGTCAAGTCGGTCCTTCGCGCGGTGACCCTCCCGATCATGCGTACCGAGTGGGTTATCGACGGCGCCGGCTGCCGGGACGAGGTCGTCGCTCACATCGCAGCAGACTTCGGACTCCCGATCAAGGGGCAGGCATTCGAGGCCCCTGTTCGCTCCAAGGGTCGATTCTCGTTCAAGGAGCACCTCCGTCTCGCGCTGCTTGAGCTGCCCTACGGGCACTCGTTCTTCGAGCAGGTCTATTCGCAGGCCGATGGCCGTGCGCACCTGGCGAAGCTGGCATGGCGGCCGCCGCGGACGATCTCCGACATCGAGGTTGCTCAGGACGGTGGGCTCGTCGCGATTAAGCAGCACGCGATCGCCGGCGGCACGAAGGAGCCGCGCATCCCAGTCGACCGGCTCGTCGCTTACGTCAACGAACGTGAGGGCGCGAACTGGCTCGGCGAGTCCCTGCTCCGGTCGGCGTACAAGATGTGGCTCCTGAAGGACCGCGTGCTGCGCATCCAGGCCCTCGTCGCTGAGCGCAACGGGCTCGGGATCCCCGTCTACGAAGCGGCCGAGCTGCCCGACGGCATCGAGAGTGCCGAGCGCGACGCGTGGCTGAAGTCCGAGAAGGACGCCGGCCTCGCGCTCGCGAAGAGCATGCGCGCCGGAGAAGCCGCCGGAGCGTCAATCCCGAACTCGGCCAAGCTGAGCCTCATCGGAGTGACCGGGAAGCTGCCCGACACGGATAAGCCGATCCGGTACTACGACGAGCAGATCGCTCGCGCCGTGCTCGCCCACTTCCTGAACCTCGGCACCGAGACCGGGTCGTGGGCGCTCGGTTCGACGTTCGCGAACTTCTTCACTGACTCGCTCAACGCCGTCGCGCAGCACATCGCCGAGGTCACGCAGCGGCACGTCATCGAGGACCTTGTGGACCTCAACTGGGGTCCGAACGAGCCGGCGCCGCGCCTGGTGCCTTCTCCGATCGGGGAGCAGCAGGCGGCGACAGCTGAAGCGATCAAGTCGTTGATCGACTGTGGTGCTCTGTCGAAGGATCCCGCGCTCGAGCAGTTCCTCCGAGCGAAGTATGGCCTGCCAGTCAAGGAAGAGTCGGACGCTGCCGGCACACCTGCGGCCGAAGCGGAGCGAGCCCGAGCCGCGGCCGAGACTGCGCAGAAGGTATACCTCGCGACCGACAAGCCACCTCTGAGGCAGGAGGAGGCGCGCGAGCTGATCAAGCTCGCCGGCGCCAACCTCACCGGGGACGGGCCCGACACGCGACGCATTCCCAACCACGACTCTGAGGAGAGCGCATGAACCCCTTCCGCAACGCTGCGCGCCACGACACGCAGCGCACACCCATCAGGGCGGAAGCGCCATCGGTGAAGACCGACGGCACGGTCGCGACCCTCCGCCTGTACGACCCGGTCGACAGCTGGGGCGACTGGTGGGGTGTCTCCGCGAAGGAGTTCACCCGCGTTCTCGACGAGCTGCCCGACGACACGACCGAGATCCGCCTCCTGATCAACTCACCCGGCGGTGAAGTGATGGAGGGCATCGCGATTATGAACGCGCTCCGAGCGCACCCGGCGCGAGTGGTCGCCGTCGTCGAAGGCATCGCGGCATCGTCGGCATCGTTCATCGCGGCGTCGGCCGACGAGCTCGTCATGATGCGGAACAGCGAGCTCTACATCCACAACGCGTGGGGGTTCGTCGTCGGGGACGCTGCGGACCTCCGAGCGGTGGCCGACGACCTCGAGCAGCACTTCGACCGCAACATCGCGAGCATCTACGCCGAGAAGTCCGGCGACACCGTCGAGCACTGGCTCGGCGAGATGGACAAGGACCGGTTCCTCACCGCCGAGCAGGCCGTCGCAGAGAAGCTCGCCGACCGCATTGACGGCGTGGGCGACGCAGATGCTGCGAAGGCGAAGTTCGACCTCTCAGTGTTCGCCCGCGCTGACGGGCGCCGCGCAGCCGCGATGGCGGCCACCACCAGACCCCCGAGCTCGTCCGAGCCGGGTGAACCCAACCGAAAGGAGAACGCTGTGGCTTACAGCGATCTGACGGCTGGCCTTCGCGAGCGGCTCGGCGTGACCGATGCCACCGCCGACGACGAGACGCTGCTCGCAGCCCTCGACGAGGCACTCGAGGAGCGAGCCGAAACCCCCGAGGCCCCGCAGGCCTCGATCCCCGAAGGTGCCGTCGTCATGGACGCCGCGCAGCTCGAGGAACTCCGTGCTCAGGCCGCGCTCGGTGCGCAGGCCCGTGCGCAGCAGGAGAGCGACCGCCGCGACGCCATCGTCGCCCAGGCGCTCTCGGAGGGTCGCATCGCCGCCTCGTCGCGTGACTCGTGGCGGGCGCAGCTCGACAAGGACGAGGAAGGCATCACGGCACTCCTCGACTCCTTCCCGAAGAACCAGGCCGTGCCGGTCGCCGAGGTCGGTCACTCCGACTCGCTGACCAGCTCGGACGACGCCCTGTACGCGGCGGCGTTCCCGACCACGAAGGAGGCCTGACATGGCTGACTACCTGCCCAAGTTCAAGCCCGGCCAGTCTGTGACCTTCACCGCGTCGGCAGCCGTTGTCGGTGGACGTCTCGTGGCGGTCACCGGCGCACGCACCGTCGGGCCCGCGGGCGATGACTCGGCCGCCGTGGTCGGGGTCGCGGGATTCGACGCTGCAGCGGGCGAGCGTGTGACCGTGTTCACCCGCGCCGGCGGCGTTCATCGCCTCACCGCGTCTGCGGCGATCGTGGCCGGCGTGAAGGTCTCCTCGGCAGCAGCCGGGAAGGTCCAGACCGTCGGCGCCACCCAGAACCCGATCGGCCTCGCGCTCGAGGCCGCCACTGCCGACAACGACGTCATCGACGTCCTGTTCATCTGAGGGAGATGACGTGTCTTACACCTATCCGGTGAGCCACCCCACGGGGTCGCCCACGAAGGAGCAGCTGCACCTGCTGCTGTCGAACCCTGCACTCATCGCTCGTCGAGTCGCGGACTTGACCCAGATGAAGTTCATTGCCGACTACCTGCTGCCCGCGCGTTTCGATGCGACGGGTGGCGGGATTTTCTACGAGACCGGTGAGCCGGTGTTCGCGTCGGATGACCCGGAGGCGATCGCGCCGCTGGGCGAGTTCCCGATGGTCGTGCTCGACGACGGCACTGTTGTGTCGGCGAAGACCGACAAGTGGGGTCTCGACACGATGGTCGCGGACGAGAAGATCGCCCGCCAGGGTCGTGTGCCGGTGGATCGGGGCCTCAAGCGGGTCTCGAACACGATCGTGCGATTTGTCGACCAGGTCGCCATGGCGGTCATCGCTTCTCGCGTGTCGAGCACCTTCACCTCCGCAGCTTGGGCGTCGGCTGGCGCGGCCGTGGAGTCGATTCTGACCATCCAGGCGGAGCGCGCGCAGCTTGGCCTCGGCTTCGAGCTCGACACGATCGTTCTGCGACCGGCGCAGTACGCGAAGGTCATCGGCATGCTGATCGACGACAAGTCGCTCCCGCGCGAGCAGGGCGCCACGGCCATCCAGGGAAACCTGCCGGTCGACGCGCTCGGTCTCACCTGGGCGACCACGCCGCACTTCCAGGGGTCGAACCCGCTCTTGGTCGACCGCGACAACCTCGGCGGTATGGCAGACGAGCGCCTCGGCGGTCCCGGCTACGCCTCCGCTGGCAACTTCGGCGTTGAGGTGAAGTCCATCCGCGACGACGACGCTGAGGGCTACAAGCTCCGCGGCCGACGCGCCACGGTGCCGGTCGTCACCGAGCCGCTCGCCGGCGTCCAGCTGACGGGCACGGGCCTCTGATGGCTGGCCAGGACACGGCGCAGAACGCCGCGACCGCGAAGGCGGCGGCTGAGAAGGCAGCGGCTGAGAAGGCAGCGGCTGAGAAGGCGGCGGCTGAGAAGGCCGAAACTGAGCGCGCGAAGGCTGCGGAAGCCGCCGCGAACGCGCTGCAGGTGATCGGACCGGTCGCGGTCCTGCCGCTCAAGTCGGGCGGTGAGCGGTACGTGTACCGCGGCACCGCCATCAGCGACGAGTTCACCGATGAAGGCATCAAGCATGCCAAGTCGGTCGGCCTCGTCGGCAAGCCGAAGAAGTAACCCTGAAGGGGGGCGATGGAGATGATTCGACCCGACGACATCCCTGGTGTCGACGAGGATGTTGCTCGCACGATCATCGTGGCAGCACGCTCCATCGCCCCCTGCATCGACTCGTTCCCGGACGAGAGCGAGGAACGCAAGAACGCCGTCGCGATCCTCCGGCGTGTGGCCGCGGAAGCCCCGCCTGCAGGAAGCCGCAGGGTTCGCTCTCAGCGAATCGGCTCCGCGGCGGTCGACTACTGGAACGCCGACACGTGGTCGCCTGAGGACCGCAGCCTGCTCCGCTCATTGTGCGGGCAAAGCGCGGCCCCCAACGCTCCAGTAGGGAGCTTCCCCGAGGGCCGACCCATTCAGCGGCTGTGGCCGGAAGGACGCCACTCGTGAACTTTCCCGCCGGACGAAAGGTGTACCGGCTGCGGGCGAGACCGGTCCTGGACCCGTACTCGAAGAAGCCGATCTCCGCCGACTGGGCCGACCCCCTCGTGCTCGAACTTCCTGCCTCCTTCGTCGCGCAGACGTCGACGTCGATGCTGGCCGGCGCGAGTCGCGAGCAGGCGGCCGAGTCGAAGTCGCTGTTCTGCGATGGCTCGTTCGACGTGCAGAAGGGTGACCGCATCCGGGACGGAGAGCCCGGCGCACCGGTCTACACGATCGATGGCATCCCGCCGGCAGCCGACACGAACCCGTGGACCAATTGGACGCCACCTCGAGAGATACCGCTGACCCGATACGTCGGCTGAGCGAAGGAGTGGACGATGGCCAGAAGCGGCCAGACCAAGGTCGAGTTCAACCCCGGATACTTCGAGACGGTGCTTCGGCAGTCGAAGGTTGAGCAGCTCACGGATGACGCCGCGAAGCGTGCCCTGAGCGCGGCGCGAGCGAACGCACCCGTCGACACCGGCGCCTACCAGCGCGGCCTTCGCCTCGAGCATCGCAACTCGCGTTTCCGTCGCACGTCACGAGTTGTCGGCACCGACCCGAAAACGCTGCTCATCGAGTCGAAGACGGGCACGCTGGCCAGAGCGCTAAAGGCTGCGAAGCGATGACAGTCAGCCCTCCTGATCTGGAGCTGTGGCTGACGGAGTACGTCCGCGCTGCCGCGGCGGCCGACAGCCTCGACGTCGATGTCGACAACAAAGAGCCCCCTGAACTGCAGTTGCCATTGCCGCGACCGCTGATCGTCATCCGGGATGACTCCGGCCCCCGCCTGGACCACACCACTTTCGACCGGTCGATCGGCGCGACGGTCCTCGCTGGCACGCGCCTGTTCGCGAAGCCTGCCGGCGACATTGCGCGGTGGCTGTCGGGCGTGCTGAACGACGAGGCCATCGTCCTCGCACAGGGAAGCCCGATCGCCGCCGTCGACTGGAGCGGCAGCAACGGACCGTTCGCGGTCCCCGAACAGCTCGACGTCGCACGGCAGTACCAGACCGCGCAGTACGTCGTGTCCGGCTCGTGGTGAGCCGGAAATCACCCATGAGCCCGCGGGAGCGGGAGAAGGAGTACCAACATGCCCGCGGATAGCCAAGGGAATGATCTCGGCGCAGTCGCCGTACCCATCACCGGCATGGCCGCCTTCGCGCCTGCCGCAGCGGAGAACGTCATCGCGAAGGCAGACCTGGGCGCCAGCCCGCTCGTGCTGTCGACCGCGTTCAAACGGCTCGGCCTGTACAAGACGGACGGCGGTCCCGCCGCAGCTCGCGAAAGCGGCGACGAGATCGAGTTCTTCCAGAAGGGGTACACCCTCGCCGGCGACGGTGAGCGGATGGTCACCATCGGACTGGCCGAACAGAACCCGACCGTCCAGGCGCTCATTGAGGGTGTCGAGCCGGACACGAACGGTGTGATTGAGGTGTCGTCCTCGCTGCCCGACAACCGGTTCATCCTGCTCGTGGTCACCCGCTACCGCAACGGTCACGAGAAGCGCGAGATCGGCGTCGCGTCGATCACCTCTGTCGAGCCGGATCAGTCGACCCGCGGTGAGGTCGAAGGTCAGAACGTGACGTTCAAGTGGCAGGAAGACCCGCTGTTCAACGACGCGCCGTTCTGGCGTTGGGGCCCCGCAGCCCCGGTCGCGCCTGCCGGCGTCTGACACAGACGACTGGCCGGGGTGTTTTCGGGTCGCCCCGGCCAGTCCACACCCGAACCCGATAACCCGAATGGAGCCCCACCATGGCAACACGCACCAAGCCCGCGCCCGAGCCCGAAGAGTACGACTTCGACAACTGGACCGAGGACGACGAGACAGCGGCCCTCGCCGCCCTCAAGCCGGACATCAAGCACATCATCGTCGAGAAGAACTTCATCGGCCGCTTCCCGGACGGCGTCATCGTCAAGATGCCGCTCTCGCTCAGCCTCGACGACGTCGACGCGCTGCAGGAGGACGCCGCCAACCCCGTCGACCAGTTCAAGACGCTGCTCAAGCGTGTCGCCGGTGACGACGTCGCGGCGGAGTTCTCGAAACACGACCTCGCGGAGACCGTCATCATGGCGGACCGGTACTTCACCGTGTTCTCGAAGATCTCGCAGGCCTCCTTCCCGGAATCCTGAGCGTCGTCCAGCTGATCCGAGAGCACCGCGGAACAGTCGCACGCACCCTGCGTGAGACATTCAACGTGGGGCTCTCGGACCTGGGCGACGCACTCACGTGGGGTGAGGCCAGGAGCTTGCTCGAAGAAGCGGCCGCTGATCCTGGCACCGCGCTTGGCGCGCAGCTCGCTGGGTGGGCGTACCCCGCAAACATGCTCGAGCTGTTGAACCTGACCGCCATGATCGGCGACGCGAAAGCCTCCCGGAAGGTCATGCCGTGGGCGATGAACTCGCCCCGGTCGAACGCACCAAAGGCGACCACTGAAGAGGTCGCGATAGCCCAGGCAGAGCTCGAGGACGGCATCGTCTTCGCAAGCTAGCCGCTCAGCCCTGTGGAGGTGTGATGTCGTCCGAGGTTGGCTCTGGTCACATCAGCATCTTCCCGGTGATGACCGGCTTCAAGTCGCGTGTCACCAAGGGCACGCAGGAGGCCGGCGCGGCTGGTGCGAAGTCGTTCGAAGGCGGCTTCAAGGGCGCGGGTGCGAAGACGGGTCGCTCGCTCGGCCGCGACATGAAGTCGGCGTTGTCGTCGTCGGCGGGCAACCTCGGCGCGGCCGAGCTCGGCAAGCTGAACGCCGGCGTCGCGGCGGCCTCCGCCGCGCTATCCAAGGCGCGCCTGCGGCAGCAGGACGAAGCCGGCAAGGTGCGGGTTGCTGAAGTGCGTCTCCAGGAGGCGATCGAGAAGTCTGGGGCGGGCTCCGCGCAGGCTGTGGCAGCTGAGGAGCGCCTCGCGGCCGCTCGACGCCGCCACACCTCCGCCGTCGACGCTGTCACGGCAGCCTCTGCGCGGCTCACCGCTGCGCAGGAGGCCGTGCGGGTTGCGACGACCGACCTGGCGTCCTCGACGGACGGCACGACCGGTGGACTCCGCCGCATGGCGTCCGGGTTCCGAGACGGCTTCCGAGACGCGAACGCGGCGAAGTCCTCATTCACCGGCGTCGCCGGGTCGATCGGTGGCGTCCTCCGCGCAGTATCCGACGTCAGTGGCTTGACGCACTTCGGGCGCCTCGCGCGGTTGATGGCTCAGCAGGCATACACGTCGTTCACCTCCATGGCGTCGATGGTGGGCGGCCGTCTTGCGAGTGTGTGGTCGTCGACGAGTCGTTGGGCGATGAGCGTCGGTTCCGTAATCGGCAACGCCTTCGCGCCCGTCGGTCGCGTTCTCAGCACCGTCGGTACCGCCATCGCGTCACCGTTCATCCGGCTCGGCACGAACGTCGCCGCGTGGATGCAGCCGGTCACCTCGCAGGTGACGTCGCTGTTCTCGAAAATCGGCGCAGCTGCGGGCCCGGCGGTCTCGCGGATGGTGTCGACGTTCGGGACAGGCGTCTCTCGACTTGCCTCGTCGGCAGCCTCGGGGTTCCGTTCGGTCGTCGACGCGGCGGCTCGAGCTGGCGCTGCTGCGGGGAAGGCTCTCGGCGACGGCATCAAGAACGTCGCGACCGGAGCGGTCGCTGCTGCCGGCGTCGCGGCGGGCATCGCCCTCGGGAAGGGCTTCTCGCGCCTCGCCTCGATCGACACCGCGCAGGCGAAGCTTCGCGGCCTCGGCAACGACGCAGGCACCGTCACGGCCATCATGGGCGACGCACTCGCCTCCGTGCGCGGAACCGCGTTCGGACTTGGTGAAGCGGCAACTGTCGCCGCGGCCGCCGTCGCGGCGAACATTCTGCCGGGAGAGCAACTTCAGGGACACCTGAAGCGGATCGCGAACAACGCGGCCGCAGCGGGCATGTCGATGGAGGAAATGGGCAGAATCTTCAACCGGGCCGCCACGCAGGCCAACGGCGTCCAGAACGACGTCATCGGTCAGCTCGCCGACCGCGGCATCCCGATCTACCAGGCTCTCGCGGACCAGCTCGGCGTCACGGCCGGTGAAGTGTTCAAGATGGCCTCCGAGGGCAAGGTCGACTTCGAGACCTTCTCGAAGGCGGCAGAGGTCGCCGCTGGCACCGTCGCGGAGGAGATGGGCCGCACTGTGCCCGGCGCGGCGAAGAACTTCTTCGCTGCCATGGGGCGTATCGGAGCGAACGCGCTCGAGGGCATCTACGGCAAGATCGGTCCGCTGATCCAGGCTGCGACGTCTGCCCTGGGGCCGATCGAGGAACGCGCGAAGGCGTTCGGTGATGTGCTACTCCGGGTACTCGGCCCCGCCATGGACTGGGTGACCGACCTGCTCAACCGAATCGGTGAGGGCACCGGCATTGCGGGCACTGCGCTCGAAGGCCTCTCGGGCATCATCGGTCCGATCGGTGGCGTCATGGCCGCGCTCGGCGCCGGCGGGCTGGCGAGCGTCCTCGCCCGTCTCGGGCCGCTCGCGGCGCTCCTGGGCCCGCTGGGGCCCATGTTCGCGGCGTTGGCATCGCCTCTGGGGCTTGTGGCCGCGGGGTTCGCTGGCTTCGCTCTCACGGGTGCTGATGCGTCTGGCCTGGTGTCGAGCATCACGGGGATCGTCTCGTCCGTGGTGAGCGCTCTGCCTGGCCTGGTGGCCAAGGTGGCAGAGTTCGTGCCGCAGTTGGTCGAGTCGATCCTCGGTCAGGTGCCGGCGCTCCTTACCGCGGGTGTCGAGATCGTCGGCGCCCTTGTCGATGGACTCATCACTGCGGTTCCGGTGATCATCACCGGCGCTCTGGCCATGGTCGACGGACTCCTGTCGGCCATCGTGTCGAACCTGCCGAAGATCATCGAGGGTGCCATCACGCTGGTCCAAGCGCTACTCCGTGGGATCATCCAGGCGGTGCCGCTCCTGATCGCTGGCGCTCTGCAACTCGTTGATGGGCTCCTGTCCGCAATCGTGTCCAGCCTGCCGATGATCATCGACGGCGGCATCGAGCTGCTCATGGCGCTGGTGCTCGGCATCGTCGGCGCCCTGCCCGCTCTGCTTGACGCGGCGCTCAACCTCGTCATGGGGTTGCTCGACACGATCATCAAGAACCTGCCGAAGATCATCGAGGGCGGCATCCAGCTGCTCCTCTCGCTGGTGCAGGGTCTGGTGAAGGCGCTACCGCAGCTCATCCGAACCGCGATCGACCTTGTCATCCGGCTGGTCACGGGTCTGCTCACGATGCTGCCTCAGCTCATCCAGGCCGGTATCGAACTGGTGGTGGCGCTGATCGTGGGACTGGTGAAGGCCATTCCTCAAATCATCGCGATGCTCCCCGAGATCATCGCGGCGATCTGGAACGGCCTCGTCGGGGTCGACTGGAAGAGCCTCGGAATCGAGATCGTCCGGGGCATCATCAACGGCCTCCGCTCCATGATCGGCGCCGTCGTCAGCGCGATCACGAACGTGGCCAGTGCCGCGTTCGATGGGTTCAAGTCGTTCTTCGGGATCGCCTCGCCGGCGAGACGGATGATCGGCCCGGGTCGGAATGTGGTCCAGGGAGCTGCTCTCGGTGTCGATCGAGAGCAGGACACGCTCGAGGAGTCGATGCAGGACCTCGCTCAGCGCGGCGCCGAGGCTTTCGAGTCTCAGATCGGCCGCGTCTCGGGTGACCTTTCGCTGGCCGTCGCGCAGAGCCGCGTCCCAGCCGGCGCAGTGCCCGAGGAAGGCAGTGGGGGCTCGTCTGGTGATCTGAGGCTGCGAGACATTGTGCTGCAAGGAACGGATCCCTACGTGCTCCTGTCGATGCTGAAGCAGGAGATCGAAGGGGGGTTGCTGCCGTGAGCTCAGTCGAGATCGACGGACTTCTGTTTGAGGGCATTCCCGGTTCACCTCCTAGCGGCCTGGTCTACACACGACTGCAGGGCTGGCAGTCGGGGCCGCCGATGCGAGACGACGCGGAGGGCCGCGCTGACAGTGACGGCGCGTTCCCGGTGGAACGCGCTTTGCGGTCAGCGCGCGTGCTCCGTTTCCAGGGAGCGTTGGTCGCACCCACGCAGGCAGAGGCTGAACAGTTGTGGGCGCGCTGGGCGGCCATCCAGAGTGATGGTCGCCCCTTCCCGCTCACGGTGACGGATTCACTCGGGCAGCGGACCTGCATGGTGAGCCTGTCGGGTGAGCCCGAGGTCATCCCCATCAACAACCGCAAGGCACGCGTCATCGGGCGATTCATCGCGCACGACCCGGTGAAGTACGGGCAGCCGCGCAGCGCCAGCACGGGCTTGCCGGTGCCAGGCGGCGGCCTCGAGTATCCGCTCGGGTCGCCGTCTGGTGCACTGCACTACGGAAGCAACGGCAATCTTGGGCGCGTCACCGTGTCGAACATCGGGACGGCGCCGATCTCGCCACGCATCCGGGTGACCGGCGGGCTGACACTCGGGTTCGAGGTGGTCCGCTTGGACACCTCTCAGCGGCTCCGATACGACCGCATCGTCCCGGAGGGAACCGACGTCCTCATCGACTGCCGCACTGGTGGCGTGCTGATCGATGGCACTTCGGACGGCTCCACGTATCTGACCGTCGCGGACTTCTTCCAAGCCGGTCGCGGCGAGTCCTTCGAGGTCCAGTTCTTGGCTCTTGGCGAGTCGATTGGCGCACCAACGATGACTGTCGAGTGGAGTGATGGGTGGTGGTGAAGTGGATCGTCGGTGACCTTCTCACCGGGCAGCGCATCCAGACCGTACCCGTTATCTCGGGCACGTGGCGGGACACGCTCAACGATGCAGGAGCTCTCTCTTGCACGGTGACGCTCCGCAATGAACAGGTGAGGCGGCTGGGCTTGCAGGAGTCCGCGAAGCCGGGCAAAGCGTTCCTGGCCGCTATCGAGGGGGATCTGGTTCTGCAGGCGGGACCGATCTGGATCCACGACTTCGACAACGACACAGGTCGACTGACGATCCAGGCTTCCGGCATGTGGTCCTACTTCGATCACCGCGTGCTCATACCGGTGCTCGCTGGTTTTCTGCCTTCGAGCCCGAGCGCGGATACGAACCTCACTTCTTCTCTGCAGGGGATTGCTCGCACGCTCGTCGCGCAGGCTCGGAGCCACACGGGCGGCGCTGTCCCGGTGATCCTGCCGGCGGCGATCGCGGGAACCAACGTGCGCAACTACGGTGGCGGCGACCTCGGGATTGTGGGGGAGCGACTGCGCGAACTCACGCAGGTTGAGAATGGCCCTGACATTCGATTCCAGCCGCGGCTGAGGCCAGACAAGACCGGCATCGAGTGGGTCATGCAGATTGGCACACCGACTCAGCCGCTGTTGTTCTCGCAAGTGCGGCCGACATTCACGATCGGTCTCGATGGCTCGTCTGTTTCGCGGCTCAGGATCAAGGCCGACGGCACACGGTTGGCGGGCCGCGGATTCGCTTCTGGCGGCCGAGCAGCTGACGACGTGCTCGTCGCGGTGTCGGAAGATGCGACGCTCGGCGTTCAGGGCTTCCCCCTGCTCGAGGTGGTGGATTCGTCCCACGCAACAGTCTCTCGCATCGAGACTCTGCAGAGGTATGCCGCCGAGGTCACGACGCTCGGTCGGCGTCCGCTCGAGACGTGGTCGGTGCGGCACGAAACCGCGCAGAGACCGTTCCTGTCGGGATTCACGGTCGGTGACTTTGCGAAGGTTCGGGTGCGGAACAACTTGTACCTGGAGAACCGAGACCACAGCATGCGCATCATCAGCAGATCCGGAGACAACCGCGGCCGCAGCGTCGACCTGGAGCTCCAACCGGAGGTGATCTGATGGCCGGAGGGTACGCGGCACCACCACCGGGCAACGTCGGGGAACTCACTGAAGCCGTGAAGCAGCTCCGCAAGCGGGTGGCTGAGCTGGAACGGCCCACGGGTACGCAGAATGCTCAGGCGGTTGCGGCGTTGCAGGTCGCACAAGCGGAGCTTCAAAAAACAGTCGACACCCTCGACGGCGTAATCGACCTCATCGCACGAACACAAAACACGGCCGGGCGAGGATTCTCCGAAACGTTCGCCCTCACCACCACATCAACAACACTCACCTCAACAGTGTTCACCGCACCCAACTACCCATGCCGGGTCACGTTCACCGCAAGCGCGATCGTCGCCGTGTTCAACAACTCCGGCGCGGCCGACATTGCCTACAGCACCATCGAATACCAAGTCAGCGGCGCGGCAACAGTGAACTCGCAACGCGCATTCGCCGCGCTCGGCACTAGCGGGTTCGCGACCCTGAACACGACCATCAACGGGTCCGTCGTGATGCCCGCATCGGCAACAATCACGTTCCGCGTCCTTGGGAACTCCCAAGTCGGCCCATGGTCTCCCGCGCCGGGAACGAACGGTGCAGAAGTGTACTACCAGGCCGTCGTCGAACCGATCATCCCCTAACCAATTCACTGCATCTACCCTCACCAACCGGTTGAGGGTTGCTGTCGCGCCCACATTTAGGGGCCCCACATGACTGCACAGCCTGGTCTTGGCATCACCGGTAATGGTGTCGGTGTCACTACCCCGATCGCGCACCGCCTCGCACAGTCAGGCCTCGTCGCGAAAGCGGGCGGCACCCCCAACCTTGTCCGCGCGGGCGTGTTCTACGACGGCACCGTCAACATCGTGACCGGCACGGCAGGAATGATGTTCTACCCGGCAGGCGAATACACCATCAGCCCTGTGGTCGCTCGTGTCGGACTCTCTGCCGGGTCACCGTTCCTGCACTTCATCAACGCCGGCCCGATCCGGCTGACCGCTTCGGTCATCAGCACGCTCTGACCTTCACGGTCGCTGTTCGGTTCTCTCCGCCCCGGCTATCGGGGATTTTCCCCATGCTTTGAGGAGGCACGCTCATGACCGTTTCGAAGGGTCTCGGCACATACGGTGACGATGAAGGAGTTGTCACTCCCACCGACCACAAGCTCGCACAACTCGGGTTGATCGCGAAGGCAGGGCTGACGGACAACACGATCCGGCCCGGTTTGTTCTTCGACGGTCGGAACAACATCGTGGTCGGAACCGCTGGCATGTCCTACGACGTGTTCCCGTTCACGGCAGTGTCCTCGCGCGGCCCGGGTCTCGGTGCTGTCCTGTTCGCGAATGACGGTGTCGTCAACGTGCCCACGACCGCAGCGCCGGGCGCGAACTCGCGCATCGATGTGGTGTACGTGTGGCAGCGCGAGTTCGCACTCGATGGGGGAGCGACTGCTCCTGAGATCGGTGTGCTGCAGGGCACGCCGGCATCTTCACCGACTGCGCCGTCGCTGGCTGCATTCCCGGGTGCTATCGAGCTGGCGCGCATCACCGTGCCCGCTGGCATTACGGCGACGAACTCTGGTGCCACGATCACGCAGACCTCCCGGTTCACAAGTGCCGCGGGAGGGGTGTTGCACGTACGGACCGCGGCTGAGCTTCCGGCTCAGGCGGTCCGGAACCAGCTCGCCGTGGCCACGACCGCGCCGAGCATGTGGAAGTTCAACGGCACGTCGTGGTCGCTGCTGCAGACCGAACCGTACCGGTGGCCAGACACGGCGGCGCGGAACGCTGAGACCGGGATGCGGGCTGGTGACACCGGCTATCAGGTTGACCAAGCGTCAACGTGGGAGTTCGACGGCAGCACGTGGATCGAGACGACCCGCGCGCTCCGATACTTCGCCGGCACCCAGTCCCTGAACAACAACACGCAGACAGACCTGCAGTCGAACACGAACACGGGCGGCTTCGGCTCCACGATGAGTCCGGGCACGAACGCGATCGTGATCAGCCGGGCAGGCTGGTACCGCATCCTTGCGACCGCGAACTTCGCGACCAGCAGCACCGGTTCTCGGCTGCTCGAGATCACGTTGAACGGTTCCGTTCCGTCTCCGCGGCTCGCCGTGAGGGCGCCCGCGGCTGCGGCGTCCGCCCTCACTGCGTCGGGTGTCCGGTTCTTGCCGGCCGGTACCGTCGTTCGGGCGCAAGGATTCCAGGACTCCGGCGGCACTCTCTCCGTCGTCCACACCCTCAGCGTCGAGCTGATCCGCGGCGGAACCGCGCCAAGCTGATGAGTCTCGCTTGGGGCGGCCACCAGAACGGCCGCATACCGTTGACGGCCCTCTCACCGATCGGTAAAGGTGCGCTACCCGGCGGGATGCAGTTCGGCAAGCAGCAGTACGTGCACCACACCGTGGCCAGAGCGTGGCAGGCGCTCGTGCGCGCTGTCGCGGCCGAGACCGGGGTACGTCTCCGTGTGAGCGAGGGGTACCGCGACTTCGCGCTGCAGCAGCACTACTGGAACACCCTTCCGTTTCCGCAAGCCGCAACACCCGGCACGTCGAGCCACGGTTGGGCTCGCGCGATCGACATGTACGGATACACCGTCTCCGCACTCCAAGCCGTAAGGCGCATCGGGCCCACTTTCGGGTGGTCACTCGAGACCGGCGATCGCGTGCGCGAGCCGTGGCACATCGAATACGTCGCCTCGCTGATCAGTCCACCCGACTTCGCCGACGACGGCACCAACCCGATCCGTCCACCCGATGAGATGAGGCTCCCCATGACCGTTCGCGTATTCCGACGTTCCGACACGGCGATCGAGGAATGGTCCCGTGTTGGCGACACCATCACCTCGACTGCTGGCGACGGCTTCGAACCCACGACCGACCGTGCTCGCGCCGAGGCGTGGATCCGTCAGTACGGGCCCGCAGCCGACTTGCCTCGATCGACGTACATCGCGACGCAGGAGTACTGGGGCAACCAGTACCGGGCTCGCGTGAAGCGTGAAGAGGAGATGATCGCGAAGCAGATCGATGCAGTGCTCGCCCGGGTCACCCGCAACGCGATCAACCAGCACACCACCGACCGCGCGGCCGAAGTCATTGCCGAGGTGAAGAAGGTGCAGACGGGCGGTTCCGGTGGCTCCGTGGACCTGCAGCCGGTCCTGGACGCGATCGCTAAGGTGCCGACCGCAGCGCAGAACGGTCAAGCCGCCCGCGACGCGATCGTCAAGTAGTCCCTTCCCGCCTTCGGGAGGGGGCACCACATGACCGAACAACTCGTCATCGGCCTGCTCACCCTGTCGGGCGTCGTGCTCACCGTCGTCGGTGGAATCGCGGGCGCTGTGATCGCCTCGCGCGGACAGAAACGCGTCGGAAACATCGCGGCGAAGGCCGCCACCGACGCCGCCAAGCAGTCCAACGAGCAACGAATGATCGACCAGCTACAAGAGGAACTCTCCCGATACCGCGACCAGACAGACCAGCGCCTTGAACGGCTCGAGTCCGAGAACCGCGCCTACCGCGACTTCATCTTCATCCAGCGCGACCACATGAAGAACCACGGCGTCACCCCACCACCTTGGCCCGACACCCTCCCTCGATGAGCGGTTGCCATCGACCACGAACAGACCCCCAAAAGGAGCACACATCATGAGTAAGTACGCATCGAAACGGTTCTGGGTAGACACTTTTGACCGATGCTTGGCGACAACCGCGCAAGCCGCGATCGGTGTCCTCACCGCAGGCGTGACCGGCCTGCTTGAAGTCGACTGGGTTCAGGGCGCATCCGTCGCCGGACTCGCCGGCCTCGTGTCGGTGTTGACTTCTGTCGCGCTGCGCGGCGGCAAGGAGACCGCAGAGTGAGCGGCGGCACTGAACAGGGACGAGAACCGTTGCGAGTCGTGCGAATAGGTGTCACACGTTCCTGCGTCGTGTAAACATTCGACGCGAAAGTTCACATGAACGGTCTGCGGTTGCGCGGACGAACTCACAACTGCCAACGCGGGAGTGAGCCTCGGTCGTAGACGTACGACCAACCCCCCTGCATCATCGGAGCAGCCACACGGGCTGACGGTGACGCAGGGGGGCCTTTTTTGTCGTTGGTGGGCGGTACACTGATCGCATAGCTCCCCACCGTCCTCCGGGCCTGGTGGGGCTTTTTCGTGCGTTACGCGGCGATCTGCGCCCCCGGCAGGACTCGAACCTGCAACCACCGGATTAGAAGGCCGATGCTCTATCCATTGAGCTACGAGGGCTACCCGCACAGGCTACCCGGCCCGATTCGCTGGCGCTCGCCGCAGGTCGCTGCGGCCCGCTGGACGGGTCGGCACACTCACTCGGGGTAGTCGCTCCATCGCCGCTCTGATTCGGTCCTGAGAGGGCCGCACGTAGGCGCGCATCGATTGCCCGTCCGAGTGGCGGAGTGAGTGTTGCACGTCGATCGAGTCGGCTCCGAGCTCAAGCAGGGTGGTGCCGTGCCAAGCCCGCATCTGATGGGCCCGGTGAGCGATGCCGGCGCGGCGGAACGCGGCGCAGAGCGTGTTGGACACGGACTTGCCTCGCACGTGTTCGCCGGGGATGAGGCCCGGGAACCACCAGTCGTCTCGCGGGTAGTCTTCCGCGATGGCGTGCTCGAGCACGATCGAGTGCAGTGGGCGTGTGACGATCTTCCTCCCCTTGCCCTCGGCGGTGAGGATGGTGCCGGCGTCCCAGTCGATGTTGTCGCCGCGAACGGCGGCGATCTCCGACGCTCTGAGGCCCTGGTAGCTGTACAGCAGCACCTTCATGACGGTGGGCCCGTAAATGCCGGACTGGAGCACGTTCTGAATGTCTTCCGTGCTGACCGGGTTCGGCTCAGTCGGCTCGACGCGCGGCCGCGGCAGACGAGCGGCGGGGTTGTCGAGCCGGAGACCCTCGTCCTGCATCCACGTGAAGAACGTGTGCAGCGTCGACCGGTAGTTCTGCTTCGTCTTCCCGGTCAGGTCTGGTCGGCCGAGAAACAACACGAGCTGCTGCTTCGTGATGTCGAGGATGCTCGCCGCGCCGGTGTGGCGGAGCATCGCGCGGATGAAGATCCCGCGTTCTCGGATGGTGCGTTCGGTGCAGTGTTGGGCGCGCATGTAGGCGGCCCAGTAGTCAATGATTTCGTCGGTGTTCATGCGCTCTCCTTCCGTTACGTGACGCCCTTTCAGTCCATAACGGTCGGCGCATGCTTTCCAGCCCGCCTTCTGGGACTTACCAGTGCAGACGTTGTTGTCTATGCAGGCGGCGGCGCACCCCCTTCGGGTGAGGGTGCGACGCCGCCAGGTCTAATCGAGACCGCGCGTGAGCAGCGGCCGCTTCACGCCAGGCTTCCTGGCGCACGCCGGGCACGTATAGCGCGCTCCGGTGCTGCCGTCGAAGTCGTGCACGAACTCGGCAGGGTAGGGCGTCACCCACCAGCCCAGGCTCATCGTGGTGATGTCGAGCGGCCCCTCAATAGGACGCGACTTCCGGCCGCAGTACTGGCACACCATGCTGATCCGCCCTGAGGCGTAGATCTTCACGTTGAGCGGTGCCGTGCTCAT